CTGCAAGTACATGTAATGAGTACCACTAATGTAAGTAGGAACGTCTTTGTTATAAAACCAAAAACCTTCTTCCCTACGAGTAAATTCATTATCAATGTAATCATACCACTTTTCTTTAAATTCTACAGGATACTGTTTAAAATCAAAAACAGTTTTAATTTTTTTTAATTCAACAGGATAATCAAACTTAGTCCATTTATTTTCTTTAAACTTATAAACGTCTTTTGCTTTAGGTAAAGCTATTTTTAAGTTTTGTATCTCGTATATTTCACCTATCTCACCTGTCTTACTTATAACTACAAAGTCATAATCTTCATTATAGCCATACTCCCATTTTTTATATCTATTGTTTCTAGCTAAAATTTTAGGTTTAACGTAGTCTTTTAATACATTTATTAAACTTTGCTCGTACATTATTTAGACCTTTTTTCAGCAAAACCTTTAAAAGTTTTTTCTTTAGTTTCTTTTTTAGGTTTTTCGTTTAACATATCTTCTTCTTCTTGTATACGTTTAAGTATTTCAAAAGCATCAAATATTGCTAGCTTTTTAGTTGCTGCAGCATTTTTTAATCTGTCAGCACTTATATCATCTTCTGAGTCTACAATAGGTTCTTTAGCAACTTTAATAAGT